GGACAGGCGGTGCAAGATGGACGACGGATCTGACCTGTCGTTCGTGAGCGTCCAGGCCAACAGCGAGGCCGACTACATCCGCACCGGGCAGATCGTGTTGCGGGCCCGTTTCGGGGTGCTCCATGAAGCGGGCGACGTGCCCATCCTGGCCCGGGTCGCCGTGAGCGGCGCCGTGACCGGGGAGGTGACGTGATGGCCAAGAGCAAGGTGGACGCCCTGAAGATCGAGGCGACTCCGCCCGAGAGCAAGCCCACGCAGCATCCTGACGAGACGACCTACAGCCGCGACGAGCTCATCGCCGCGGCTGTTTCTTTTGGGGTTCGCCCCGAGGTGATGGCCGGCGCCCTACGCCTGGCGGGCCTGGAGAGCGCCACCCGGGCCCAGGCGGAGGCGGCCGTCCGGCAGTTCCTGCGACGGGAGGTGTGATTCGTGTCCGGAGCGACGTTCCTGCCCGGCGAGGTCAAGATCCGGCCCGGCGTCTACGTCCGCATCACCAATGTCGGCGAGCAGCCCGACGCCGACCAGGGTGCCGTCGCCGCGCTGTTCCGGGCCTCGTGGGGCCCGCTGGGGCAGCCGCAGATCCTGGAGGCCCTGAGCGCCGTGGATGAGGTCTACGGCACCGGCGGCACCACGGACGTGGCCCGCGAGGCGTTCCGGGGCGGGGCGCGGCGCGTGGTGGCGTTCCGGCTGGGTTCCGGCGGCGCCAAGGCGAGCGCCACCTTGCAGGACGCCAGCGGCACGGACGTGGTCCGCATCGAGGCCAAGTACGAGGGCACGCGGGGCAACAGCCTACAGGTGACCGTCCGCGATTCCCTCGCCGACGCCAACAAGCGCGAGCTGCTGGTCTACGAGGGCACCACCCTGCGGCAGATCGTCCAGTTCGCGAAGGGCAGCGGCGAGCCCCAGGCCCTGGTCGACGCCGTATCCGCGTCCAACAGTGCCTGGATCACCGCCACCAAGCTGGCCGACGGCGACGGGACGGTGGCGGCGGTCAGCCAGCAGGCTCTGACCGGCGGTACGGATCCGACCGTCACGGGCGAGGACTACAGCACCGCGCTGGCCGCCCTGGAGACGGCCGACTGGGATGTCCTGGCTGTGGACAGCCACGACACCGCCATCCACGCGACGGTGGCCGCCTACGTCGCCCGGGTGCGCGACGAGGGTAAGCGCGTCATGGCTGTGATCGGGGAGCCGACAGCGGTGCCGCTGCTGACCCGGCTGCAGAACGCCAAGAGCCTGAACAACCCGGCCATCGTCTATGTGGGTAATGGCTTCGTGGGCAGCGACGGCGCGGCCCGCGAGGGCTACCTGGCGGCGGCCCGGGTGGCCGGCATGATCGCGGCGGCGCCCATCACGTCGAGCCTCACCCACGCGCAGGTGGCCGGGGCCGTGGACCTCGTGGGGCCCCTGACGACGCCCGAGATCGAGCAGGCCCTGCAGAACGGTGTGCTGGTGTTCTCCCGGTCGGCGCGGGGCGGCGTGCAGATCGAGCAGGGGATCACCACGTTCACGAAGCCCGACGGCGACCTGGACGCGGGCTGGCGCAAGATCCGCCGGGTCCGGACCCGCGACGCGCTCATGGACCGCATCGTGGCGGCGGTGGAGCCGCTGATTGGCCGCGTCAACAACGACGCCGATGGCCGGGCCACCATCGTGGCCGCGATGCAGGGCGTGATCCAGCAGATGGTCGCCGAGGGCGCGCTTCTGGGGGGACAGGCCAAGGAGGACCCGGCCAACCCGCCGACGGTCGACGCAGCCCACTTCGTTGTCACCGTCGACGACCTCGACAGCGCCGAGAAGGTCTACATCACCTTCGGCTTCCGCTTCTCGCCGCCCGCCGCGGCGTAAGGGAGGTGGCCTGAGTGGCTGACGGGCGCTACATCTTCCGCAATTGCGTCCCCGACGGGGACATCACCATCGCGAACATCCGGCCCGGCGAGATCGTGACCCGCGAGTGGACCTTCCGGGTCAACGACCCGCCCGAACTGCAGCAGCTCCTGGACTCCGGTGCCCTCGACCCGCGCAACATCCTGCGGGGCTACGACGGGCGCCTTTATGACGGCGACGGCAACTGGCTGGCCGAGGTCAACGAGTGGCAGGCGCAGGTGCGGGTCCAGACCGAGGACTACCAGCCCGCCGGGCGCAAGATCCAGTGGGGCCTGGTGATGAGCTACCAGGTGACCCTGACGTTCACCGAGACGGTCATCAAGGACGGTCGCCTGCTGGCCAAGGTCCTGGCCGGGTTGAAGGACGGCGCGCCCGACGCGGTGCTTCATTTCCAGGGCGTGCTCTATGGGCGGTCCTGAGCGGTGAGGTGTGAGTATGGCGGAGAAGAAGACGCTGGAGCAGCAGGAACAGGAGCGCGCGGAGTTGCTGGCCCACGAGGATGACCTGCTGCGTGGGCTCCTGGCGGCCGCCGAGGATGAGGAGGAGACGGTCGAGATCGAGATCGCCCGCAAGGGCGAGGTCGTCCTTCGGTTCCGCATCCGGCCGCTCCGGGATCATGAGTACGAGGAGTGCCGTGAGAAGGCCACGACCTACCACAAGAACCAGTTCGGCGTGCGCGTGCCGAAGGATACCGACCCGACGAAGTTTCGGGCGCTGCTGATCTATAAGGCGACGGTCGATGAGGACCGCGAGCGCCTGTGGAAGAACAAGGCCGCCTGGGAGCGCCTGGGCGTGCTGAGCGGCCCGGATCTCATCGCCCGCGTGCTCCGGGCCGGCGAGATGGCGGCCATCGTCGAAAAGATCGACGAGATCTCGGGCTACGGCGCCGAGGTCGAGCGCCAACGGGAGGAGCTGGCAAAAAACTGATCGAGGCCGGCGGCAAGGCCACGCTACTGCACCACCTGCTGCACCGGTGCAAGCTGCCGCCGGATGAAGTGATGCGCAAGCCGCCCGGTGTCCGGGCGTTTCTTTTTGCCTCCATGCGCTTGGTGCTGGAGGCGGAAGAACGGGCCCAGCGCGAGGCGGAGAGGAGGTGAGCGGCCGTGGCCGAGGTGCTCCGCATCGAGATCCCCATCGAGGTGTCGGATCGCACCGAGCCGGAGATCTCCCGGGCGCAGCGGCGCGTCTCGGAGTTCGAGCGCACCGCCCAGCGGACGCAGGAACGACTCCGGCAGATGAACCGGACACGGTGGCAGCTCACCCTCTCCGCCTTCGACCGGGCCACGCCTGTCATCGAGCGCGTGGGCGGCACCCTACGGAACATCACCGGCCGCACCTGGCGTATCAGTCTGAGCGTCGCCACGGCGCCGCTGCGGGCGCTGGATTGGGTGTGGCGCCGCCTGACCAGCATCCAGTCGCTCGTCGCGGCGTTCCTTGCGAGCCAGGCGTTCCGCCACGGCATCCTCGGGCCGCTGGCGCTTGAGAGCCGCCTTCAGCGGGCGCGCATCGGATTCGAGACGTTCCTCGGGTCGGCTCAGCGGGCGCAGCAGTTCATTGCTGAACTCCAGCGGTTCGCGGCGGAAACGCCGTTCGAGATGGTGGAGCTCCTGGACTGGTCGGTGCAGCTCCTGCCCGTGTTCCGCGGCAACACCGAGATGGTGCTCCGAACGCTCCGGGCCTTCGGTGACGCCGCGGCCATGACAGGCGCCGGTGTGGAGGGAATGTCACTGGCGCTGCTGGGCTTCCGGCAGATCGCGACCATGGGCCGCCTCCAGATGGAGGAGCTGCGCCAGGTGACCGAAAACCTGCTCGTCCCCCTTGAGCCGATCCTCGAGGAGCTGGGCATAGCGAAGGAGGACTTGAAGGATCTCGGCAAGAAGGGCATCCCCGCCGCCCGCGCCATGGAGGCCATCCTGCGCGCCCTGGAGCGGCCCGTCGAGCGCGGCGGGTTCCTGGGCGGCATGGCGCGGCAGATGGCGACCCTCGAAAACCAGGTCACCCGCCTCCGCGACCATCTGACCATGAGCTTCGTTCAGCCCTGGGGCCAGGGCCTGGCGTCGGGCGTCGCGGCGGCCCTCGGCCGGGTCAGCGACTGGTTCGAGCGCAACCGGACCACGGTGGAGCGCTGGTCGCAGAAGATCGAGCAGGCGGGCCGGCTGCTGGGTGACTGGTTTGCCCAGCGCGTGGAGAGGTTCTTCGCTCGTCTCCAGAGCCTAATGGCTGACCCCGTGGCGATGGCCGAACCCCAGGTGCTGAACCGGGCCGCCCTCCGGGCATGGGAGGAGTCGCGCCGCGAGTACGTGCGCGACCTGGCCCGCGCGGTGAGCCCCGCGGGCGACATCCCGGCCCTGAACCGCGCCATCCGGCGGGCCATGGAGGCGGGGCCGCGCATGCCGAAGCCTCAGCCCCGCCAGCTCTCGCTCGGTGAGTGGATGCGCCTTGCGTGGGACCGGCTCATCGTGGAGCCGTTCGAGCAGTGGTGGGGCTCCGGCGGCCAGGAGAAGGTGCGGCAGATCGCGGAACGGGTCGGTCGCATCTTCGGCGGCGGCGTCAACACCGCCCTGGCCGCCGCGCTCGGCGTGACGGGCGGAACGGAGTCGCCCTTCGTGCAGGCCGGGGCGACCGCCGGGAAGGCGTTCTTCGACGGGTTCCTCAGCGCCATTGACGGGGGCAAGATCGCGGACAAGGTGGCCCAGGCCGCCGGGCAGGCGGTGGCCAAGGCCGGCACCATCTTCCCCGGCGGCGCTCCTGCCACGGCCGGCTCGTGGCTGAGTGCTGGCCTCTTGGCTTGGCTCGCGAGCCGCCTCCTATTCCGCGGTCGTGGTGGTGGCCGCGGTGGCGGGGCTATGCCCGGCGGAGGCGGCGGTGGCCGTGGCTTTGAGTGGATTCGGGGGCGGTTGGGGCGGCGCTCGCCCGAGCCGCCGGTTCCTACGGGTTCGTTGCGGCTACCGCCCGGTTGGGAGGTCTTGCAGCGCGAGCGTCCCGACCGCCCGCCGCTCCGCGTACCCCGCGGGTGGGAGATCCTGACCCAGCGACCGCCGCTGGGCGGGCCGACGCGACTTCCCTGGTGGCAGCGGGCCCGCGACTGGATCTGGCGCCGGATCTTCCCGCGTGGGCGCGGCGGGCGCCGGTACCCGGCCATGCGCGGCTTCTGGGGCGTCGGCTTTACCGCCGCCCCCGGCCGCTCCTTCCCTGGGGCGATGGGCGTCGCCCTCGACGCTGCGGCGATCATAGGCGCGCGCCCGGGCGCGGAGCGGACGCAGGTGGTCGGCAGCATCCTCGGGAGGACCATCGGCGGCGCGATCGGCGCGGGGCTAGGCTCGCTCGTGCCCGGGCCTGGTACGGCTATCGGCGGGATTATCGGAAGCTGGCTCGGCGGGATGGCCGGCGAACGGGTGGCTCAGCCCATTGCAAACTTCTTCCGACGCATTGTGCCAGGACACGTTCGCGAGGGTATGACGGCTGCGCAGCAGGAGGCGGCGGCCGGTGTCGGGCAGGTCGCGTCGGCCATTGGCACGCTCCCGGGGCAGGCTAATTCGATCCTGGGCGCCTTCCCGGGGCTCGTCGGGACGTGGCTCGGGCCGCTGCCCGGGGTCATGGGCGGCGCGGCGTCGGACGCCGTAGGGGCCGCAACCGGCGCGTTCGGCGGCCTGCCGGGCGGCGTGAGCCCGCACCTGGCGGCCGTCATCGCCCGGATCAACGCCATCGGCCCGTCGTGG